CAGCAGCCTGCGCCGCCGCAATGCTGGCTTCGCGAATCTCGTCACGGATTTGTTTTAACTCTTCTTTAGTGTACTGCGGCTTGCCTCCTTGTCCAGGTTGCTTGCCCTGTCCGTTGCCTTGTCCATCGCCTTCCCAATCAATGTGCTGATCCAGCAATTGTCCCAATGCATCCAAATCTTTGCCGTCTTCTTCTTCATAGATTTCGTCATACACTTGTTCTGCACTCTTGCCGTAGTGCTTTGGATCGTGATAGATTTTAATGTCTTTAAAATTGCCATCACCGATTTTATCACGAACTAACTGACCGTTTACACAATAGTCGATAGCGGCGTTCCAAATTTTCTTATTACGATTTTCGGTACGTGCAATATGATCGAATACGTTGTGTAGAATTTCATGAGCTACAACAAACTCTACCTGTTTAGCTGTGAGCTTCTCAAAAAACGGACGGCTATAAAACAAATGGCGTCCGTCAGTTGCCGCAGTAGTACACCAATCACTGGCATCTACAATTTTCAAACGGGTTGCCATGTTACCAAAAAATGGATGGCGCAGTAGCAAGCCAATACGAGCTACAATAATCTTATCTACAACAGGGTCTAAATGTGTCATTAATTGCTCCGAATAATACTGTATGTATATATTATAACAGGACCCGTAGGTCCTGTCAATTGATTTTGGCTAGCGATCAACGCTTTTCTGTAGCTGCCGCAATATACTTGCCAAATTTGGAGTGGAAATCATCGAAACATTTGATTTCGTCTGGATCCAAAGGCAGTTGATATTGTGTCAATGCCAGTTTAGTACCCATAACAACCAATTCGGTTTCGAAATTGTCCATCATAAATTGGAAGAAGTTACTGGCCTGATCGTTCCAATCTTTGGCTTTCTTTTCGCAAGCATCTTTGAGCTCATAACACAGGCTAACAGTCAACGAATACATAGCGGAGATTTCCTTAGTATCCATTTTCTTAACCTTACCAGAAAGGATGTCTGTAGGGTTAGGCAGCTTAGATGCCACTTTACGGTGTGCCATAAACTTGATAGCAAGACCTTCGCCTACTGCACCGCTAGCCAAATCAGTCAATGTGCTTTCGTCCTCGTCTTCATCAAACAACAGTTCGGATACAAAACTCCAGCTACGAGGAGTAGCGAATGCTTTGGAGCCACTCTTTGGATCAAAGTCATACAAATCCTTCTTGCTAAAAGTCAAGAAGCCAACAACGTCCTTATGGATACGGTTGTCAGTAGCCCAAGAGAACCAGTCATCCCAATCAACGCTCATTTCCAAGTGAACGAAGCGGTTAGCCAACGGAGCAGGCATACGATAAGTAACACCTTTATCTGCTTCACGGTTACCAGCCGCCACAATAAACACATTATCGGGCAGTGTATAAGTACCAACCTTACGGTTCAGTACCAATTGGTATGCCGCAGCCTGTACAGCAGGAGCAGCCGAGTTCATTTCATCCATAAACAGGATGATTTGATCATGCTTTGCAGCCATTTCTGCATCTGGAAGTTCAATAGGAGGAGCCCAATTCATGCGACCTGCATTGGCATCAAAGTAAGGGATACCTTTAATGTCGGTAGGTTCCCAAAGGCTCAAACGGATATCAATAACATGAGCATCCAATTCAGCACCAATTTGTTTGATGATATCGGACTTACCAATTCCTGGAGGACCCCACAGGAAGATTGGACGCTGTGCCTTAAATGCACGACGAATTGCTTTTTTGCCAGTTTTCGGGCCAACGGTGCGTGAAATAATCTCGCTCATAAATACTCCAGGGTTAAAAAATTGTTAAGAACTAACTGTCTATGTATCTATTATAACGCCATAAGCAGTCTACGTCAACAATTTTTTAGGAGTTTTAGTCCGTTTGGCTGTCTTTATTTCGGGCGTTCATTGCTTTGACTAGCCCATATTTTCGAATATCGTCCGAAAACATGTGTAGCTCAAAGGCTTTTTTTTCGCTAAAAACGGTTAAACTTTGAAAAGTTAAGTAATAAGGACAGTCCAAATATCTATCAAAAAATATAATAACCTGCGGACTAATTTCTATCTTATCAGTAAATGGAATTTCGTGTTCTTGTAGAGAAAGATCTTTTACTAAAAACTCATATCCTTCATCGCTCAACCTTAAGCCGCCATCTTTTTTAGTTCGATGATTTTGCCACCACTTTTGCAGATGAAGTTTGACATTGGCTTCATCTGTGCTTTTACCTAGTTCATTTAAGAAAATTTTGGTATATGTCTCTTTTGAGATCATTTTAATGTTTCACCCGAAGTTAATCTAACTACTTGAAAGTCTTCGCAATTAAATGTTTTATTCAATTTTTTAGCCAAATTAACAGCGTGTCCGGGATTACTAAATGAAACTTTTTTGTATTTAGGACCAGGATAACTAGTTAAACTATTAAAACTCTTAAGGTTAAAGGGCTGATTCTTATAGAATACAGCCCATATTGCGTCAGATTCTAAAATCTGTTCACTCTTATAGTTTTTCTTATTAGTATATTCCAATAACACTTTAGGTTTTGGTCTACTCATGTATGCGTCCTTTTTAATGTACGCATATATTTATCTTAATTATTAGAAAAGCCGCCGCCATCCATTTGTACAGAAACTGTGCCAGTTCCTTGTGCTTCTTTAAGTTCCATAAGAAGTTTGTCATAGTCCATAAGAAGTTTAGAACTAACTTCACCTAAACAAAAAGCAAGATTTTTTGCAGATTTTATATCTATCTTAACTTCTTTTTGTTGGCTTAATTCAGCAGCCTTTACTTGTTGTAAAAACTGCTGGATAGGAATAGTATTAATCGGATTTGGCATTTGATAGAACCTGCTTCATTTCTAATTCTGTTTTGAACGGTCCTTTACTTTCATAACGTTCAATAGTAATTAGCTTAGGACAAAGGCTTTTAACCCATCCTTTATCGAATTTAATGATGTAATAGCCAGCACAATAGATGCTTTTACTTTCTGGACTCTTTGTAAACAATGGCAATCGCTTCTGTACATTAAACATAGGATTGTGCGGATAACAACTAGTTGGATATCCATGAACATCTCTAACTTCTTGATGACTAATAGTTGTTTTGATCTTGCTACCAAAGAAATTTTTACCAAATGCCTTTGTAAGTTCTTCTTTTTTGTTAAACCAACTCTCACCAGTTTTAGAACTTAGAATAAATTTGTTGTTTTCTTTCTTATGTAGCGTTCCGACTTTTTCGCCGTCTTGTTCTACAATCCAAAATTTACCATCAACAATAGGTTTTGCGTGAATTTCTGTCATTAGTTAGTCTCTGTTAGTTTGCGCCAAGTTACATCTCGTTCAGGAAATTTAGCTTGGAAAGGTTCTGCGTATTGTTGGATACTATCCATGATACGTTTCATGTCATACAATTGACAAAATTTTAATAGTCTAATACCGACTTGAGTTACTTCTTTAGGAACAGCACCTGCATCAATTGTTTCTTTAATAAGAGTTTTAATCTCAGGGGGTTGTGCTGTAAGGTCAATGAGTACACGATTACGATTGTAGTCATCTATTACACGATGTTCTTGACCTTCGTGATCTACCCAACGTTGCAACATGAGATTGTTCCACGAAAATCCTTTACTGTTACGATCTTCAAATGCTTCAGTTAATCCCACTTTGTTCTTACTGCCTTTAGTACGCACACCGGGATATGCTGAAAAGACGTTGTCGCTAGTATCACCTCGAACACACTTTTCAAATAACAACCATTCGGGATTAGGAACAGCTTTAGGTTCGCCTGTCTTTTTATCTTTAACTGGCTTGCCTTTTTTATCAAAGATGCCTTCTAGTGTATATGTTTCTTCTGCAACACCATTGTATTGTTTGACGTTAGAAGCCAGCAACTGGTGAAAGTCACTGTCTGTCGAAATGATAACATGATCACTGTTAGGATGAGCTTGGATGAAGCCTGCAATTAAATCATCTGCTTCTAGTTGCGGATGACGTAGTACAGTACAATTAGTCTTCTCTCCTACAAAATCTTTAAACGCATCAAAAGTTTCCCAGAACAATTTATCTTCTTCTTGTTCTTTAACAGTCATTGCGGCACGAGTTTCGGCACGATTTGCTTTGTAGGGTTTATAAAAGTCTTTGCGCCAGCTACGACCTTCGAGGCAGAATACAACATGAGCTCCGTTAAAATCTTGCCATGCCTTTTTAACACTATTAAGCATAATGTGTAGAGCCATGCCTACTTTAATGTCAGCATCTCCGCGGACAGTATGTCTAGCTCGAAAGAATGTGTTAGCAGTGTCAACTAAAATATATGTCATGAAACCTCTGATTTACCTTTAGTAATTGGAACAACATTGATATAACCAGCACCGCGTGTA